GTATTGAACCTTCAAGAGTGATCTCGCGCGGTAGCCAGCGTCCTCGCACGTCGTAGGCACCGTCGTCAAGGCCTCGGGGGATGTTGGGAACTTCAGGGGCTGGTAGAGACCACCAACCAGTAATATCAGTGCAGATCCAAACCACCTTGTTCTCATCAATGGTATTTAATACCAAACCATTGATGCTGATATCACCTTCAAGTTTTAGTCCAGTGATATACGGACGAGTCTCCAGGTCACCAGGATGAACTTTACGTAAGGCATCATTTACTACATCGGTCTCTTGAGCCTGAGGGATACCATCAGAAATCTGAGTAGCTTCGGTAGAGTTTTCGATCTTCAGAGAGTCGACTAAAAACTTTTTACCTGTAGCCCCAGAAGCAACTTGATAGATAGAGATGGAGACGTATGCGTCACCAGCAGCGGAGGCCTTGGTAGCTGTTAGGCGCACCCAACCGCTTGTATCTGAGATGGTAGACGTAGAGCTGATTACATTTGTTGTAGATACGTTAGAGCTGTTGTAGTAGGTAATCTTTGCTACAAACCCACCGAAAGTTTCTCCGGTAGGGACTTTAACATAGCCAGATACTGTGTAGGTGCTACCAGCTGACACAGGAACTAGACCAGAAATAACTCCAGAGAATGTCGCACCGCTTCTAGTAACTTCAAGCGATGACCCGCTAATAAAATAGTCAGAGGATGTTGAAGCCAGAGCAGTTTGAGCCTGAACTGACCCGCCGTGGGAGATGCTAGCCAGATTAGCATGAGTAACAGCGTATGAGAATGAGGTAGTAGATACAACATTTGATACTACGAAGTTGCCATTGTAGACCGGAACACTTAGGGAAATATTTCCAGTAGCAGCAGTAGAAGACTCTGTTGTAGCGCTAGTCTTAGCGTAGCTGATTGCGGTAGTGGATGGGGCAGGAGACGCAGCTACGGTATAGGTCCCATCGTAGTTCACATCTCCAATAGAGACAACAATAGTGTCGCCAGCAATAAACTGATGAGTAGTAGAAGCAAAACCTAACGTGACTGTAGTTAGTGTTCTCGACCTCGTGGTTACAGTAATAACTGAGTCTACTCCAGACACAGATACAGGGGTCCCTACTATAAAACCGTGAGCAGCCGACGTCTCTAGGGTAACAACGTTAGAAGTCAGAGACCGGGTCGTGACTGTACGGGTAGGGTCGGATATAGAGTATCCAGTTGTTCCATCGTCAAAAGACGGGTTAGGTAGTAAGTTATCGTTTATCATGTGTCAGGTACGTTTAATCCTAGTCTTCTGAACTGCGCAGCAAGGTCACTGGCATTCTTAATCTGCATAACTACAACAGTCGGAGTGGCATTGGCAAGTTTAGTAATAGCCGGACCAAGGCCAGTTAAGCTTGGATCAGAAACCGTTAACGGTTCTCCTGGAGTGCCCTTAGGTCCAGTTGGAGCAGCAGTGGCACCAGGCACAGGTGGCACATACCTTGGCATGTCTGGAAGTAGCGCATTTCGAGGAGTAACTGGTACGCCAGGGATAGCTGGGGCAGTAGGGGCTGCCGGAGCAGTGGGAGCGGTGGGAGTTAAGTATGCGTTATACCTAGCCTGGGCCTCAGCATTGGCTTTAGTTAAGGCATCCCTAATTTCCTGTAGCATCCAGGTATTTGAGCTATTATTAAAAAACTTTTCTTGGAACTGTTTATCGGTCATCCCAAGGGCTGCTACTACTTGAGGATTACTCCAGCTAGTAAAGTTATCACCGCTGGTTTGCACCGCATAAGGTAGGTTCTCATCAAGCCCCTTAAGACCCGCACTCGTTGCTGCAATGTTGGCAGATTCAGTTTTTAAACCTACAGCTTTTGCATCTCTTGCTGCCCACTCGGCCCGAAGGCGAGCTGCCTCAGATTTAGAAACTGTGAAGCTCTCTTTAGTTCCAGTGGTGTCAGTTATTGTTACAGTATCAGCTGCCCCTGTATCTTTTATATAGTCTTTTACAGCCTTAAGACCTTTAGATCCTTTACCACCCTCTTTATAGATACCACCTAGAAGTTCGGCAGCCTGATCAAAAGTATAGCCAGTGGCATCCATAAGACTCTTTATGTTACCAAGCAAAGCCTTTTGCTGGTTTGCTGAACCTTTAGCAAAGGTATCAGCAAACCCAGATTTAATCATAGTATTGAGAGCTTCTTTTGAGTCAGTCACTCCCTGGATAGCAGCTTCACTTATAACAGAGGTTGCGTTTGCAATCTTATCTTGTACATTTTTATATGTAGCCCCCTCATCTACTAACCCCTGGGTAACAGACCTCTGTGTATCTAGATTCTTAGCAATAATTTCAGCATTTTGAGCCTGAATTTCTATTTTTCTTTGTTTATCAGCGGCCTTTTTCTCTTTTTCAGCCTGAGCTGCAGCATCAAAACCAGAAGAGATCGCAGTACCAATACCAAGTACGGCACTAGAGATGAGGCCAAGTGGGCCAGGTAGGAACGAGGCAACCATTGAAGCCATACCAAGCCCCTGAGTCAAAGCACTTCCGCCGCCAGTGCTAGCCATACTGCCTAGCATCATGGCTCCACCGGCAAGACCTGCTGCCGCACGACCGCCAGCAAACCTAGCTCCACCTGTCTTGCCAACTGCTGTCAGTGCAGGGTCCTTAGCCAACGCAGTAGGCTTACCGGCCTTAGTAGTTCCAGCTTGAACAGCGGCAATCATTCCAGACTTACTATAGATCCCCTGCTTCATGATGACTTGATCGAGCTGCTTCTCAAGCTGCTTTAGCTTTGCAGTTGACATACCAGCATCTTTAGCCATCTGAACAAGAAGAGCAGCTCGTCTAGTAGCTTGAGCCTGTCTTACAGTCTTAATAAACTCATCACTGACACCCTTGACGGCTTTACCCGTACTTAAGCCGGAGGCCCTGAGAGCATCAAATCTTATTTTTGCAGTGGTGGTGACTACAGCAAACTTAGTCATAGCTGCGGCAGTCTTACCGATGGCACCGAATACGTTTCCGATAATTCCAGCCATAACCATTAGTACAGCTTTTCCAGCCATAATAGCCAACCCAAATGCAAGAAGTGCACCATGGATTCGACCCCAGAAGTCTAGTATCGGCTTCAAGACTTGTAGTATTCCAGTTACTGCCTGAGAGATGGCATTTAAGGTATTGAAGAAGGACTCTAAAGCACCAGAGTCAGAGAACTGAGCAAACATTTTTGCGATGCTAACAAGTAGAGCCGCGAACTCGGGACCGGCTTTAGCACCGTCCTCTAGCATCTTTTTAATCGGCTCAGCGGCACCTTTAAGGATTGTCCAGAACTCTCCGATCTCTGGCATGGCAGCGATGTCGAATAGCGGCTTTAGTAGGGTTCCAATAGAGCTAAGCATTGTAGTAGCATTTTTGGTAGTGCCCTGAAGCCACGATGCGAACTCATTAGTTCCGGTAAATGCCTTAAAACCATCAGCAAGCTTTTGAAGCCACGATAGGAGGATTCCACCGGCCCCGGCGTTTACATTCCCGCCAGGGAATGTAGCATCCAAGACATTCTTTAGCCCTCCGAAAACGGATTTAAATATTCCGCCCAGAGATGCTGCAACGTCACCTGCCAGATTTAGGAAGCTCTGTAGCCCACTACTTTTACCCCAGCTCTCGAAGCCTTCAGATGACTTTTCAATCCACGCAATAAATCTATCTGTGAGCGGCTTAGCTGCATTAAGCATACCTAAAACCCCACCCAAAACATTCCCGAGAATCCTGCCAAATGCTTCGATAATAGGTTGTGAATTTTTAAAGAAGCTATCTAGTAACTTTAAGTTTTCAGGGGTAGTAAATGCATCGGCAAAACTCTTAGAAGCATTTCCCATGGCAGTTCCAAGAATATTTAGCCCGGACTTAAGTGTAGGGAATGCCTTGTCGACTAGTGTCTGAATAGAAGTTTGAAGTATAGGTAAGAATCCACTAGCAGCAGCCTCTTTTAGCTCATCCATCTTGGGCTTCAATGTGACAAGATATTTAGCAAAATCTTTTTGGGACTCAGTAAGTTTGGCTAGAGGGTCAGCCACTTGACCGCCAAGCGGTCCCTTCTTTAGATTTTCGCGAGCATCTTTATTTCGAGCCTTTGCTCGACGGTAAGCTAGCTCTGCTTGTTGGTATTGAAGCTCGGTCTCACGGCGGACTCGGCTATCTGGCGGTAGGTCCTGTACACGAGCAAGCTCTTCACGAGCCTTTTCAAGGTTGATTGCTGCCTCTTCTTCAGAGAGGGCAGCCTCTTCAGCTTCAAAACGTAGATCGCGTAGTGCACGTTTAGTATTTTTTAGAGCAGCTTGAAGTTTTCTTTGCGGGTCGAGCATTGCAGTTACAGCCTGACCGACACCGCCAAGTGCAATCTTAGCAGCAATCATACCAGCACCCATGCTAGCGAATGCGCTACCTACAGCAACTAGTGAGTATGCGGCTGTGCCAGCTATACCTACAAGTGAAAGTAAGCCGCCACCAAGGGATCCGATAGACCCTCCAAGGGTTCCAATAGCAGCCTGCATAGCATAGCCGACTCGCTGTAGCGAAGCAAACCTACTAGCAGCCATCTCGGAATCATTTTTGGTTTTCTGCAACGCAGAGCCCATAATACCAACAGACCTACTAAGGCGCTGCATAGTATTCTCATCCTTGTGCCATTTATTACTTACAAGGATACCCTTTTCAAAACCACGACGCATATTTTCAATGGTACTTGCGGTCATGTCACGCTGGTCGAGGCGGGTAGCAAACCTGCTGTGCTCGCTGGACGCCCTACTTAGGAAGCTTTCATAGTTAGCAAGCTTTTGAGCATTACGAGATTTATTGAGTTTTAGTTCTTCATCGTCTAGACGCCCTGAGTAGTCCCTAAACTTAGTCATAAGGCTCATGATGTGAGACTCAACTAGCTCGTGCTGCTTCTTTCTTTTATCAGCTAGTTTTTCACTCTTTTTACCAGCTTTTTCTTCAGCTTTAGATCTTTCCTCTAGGACCTTAATTTGATCCTTGGTCAGTATATTCTCTAGCCCAGACTGCTTTAGAATATCTTTAAGCTTTTTTTTGGAGATCTTATCTCCATGCTTGGCTACTTCTTCCTGGGCTTTTTTAGCAGCCTCAGCGCGCTTGCGATCGGCCTCTGCTTGTTTAAAAGATGTCTTAGCTTGCTCTCTAGCTTTTTTCTCAGCCTCTTTGGTATCAGCTACAACTTTTACATAAATTTCGGCAAGTTGATTTCTAAGGTCGGCCATACTATATACTCACCTCCTAACCAATCGGTCCATCTAAGATTGAGCCAAATGGCTTAATCTCGTCCCCGACGATCGGGGTAGCTTCAACAAAGGCTTTAGTAGCCTTCTGCTCTCTAGGGCTGAACGGTTGAATTATTTCTTCCGGCTCGTCCGTAGAGTCATCTAACTCTGCATCAAAGTCTCTATAGGATTGAGATGGCTCCCTATCCTCAGAGGCGTACTTGTATGTGTAGTTATATACTCGGCTATAGAAACTCTTTCTGAACTCATCTTTGTAGATGGATTCTTCATTAGTAGAGTATCGATAGTCGTCCTCAAAGAAGTAGTGAATTACGTCTAGCATGTCTGATGCATCCATCTCTGCCAGACGTAATCCATGCGCTATTCCTTTGCCATTAACATATGGCCAGAGGTGTATCCCCCAGTCTAGGAGGCCTCTGGCTGCGCTTCCGGGCGGCTTGTGTACTCCTCGATCAACCAAGCTGAGATATCAGTTAGTGTTTCAAGAGATACAACAGTTTCCTTGCTGTCTAGCAATGCGTCGAAACGGACCATGCTGTCGTGATTAAGGACACTGCGGAAAAAGCGCAGAGTTACTGCACTAGACTTTACAACGTCATCTGACGCCGAGTCTGAAACGATCTCTAGCAAAACTTTGCCCTGGATCGATGGGATACAGGTGAACTCTTCACCATAAAGTTTGAATACGATTGGTTCAGCGTTGACACTGTCGCCTGAGCCGAAATCTTTGAATCTAGCCATCTTTGTATTTTCTTCCTAATAGACAATCAACCCGGACTATCCAGGCAGATATATATATTTTACATTATCTGTGAGGAAGCGATTCGGGCGGGATCCAGGATGTTTGACTCGTTTAGTGACGATAACCATGGTTCCACCCTTAGGTACAAACTTTAAAGCACCTGCAGGATTCTTAGGTAGGATTAAGTGAGGTTTGGTTCCATTGTGAACATAGGGGGCATATGGGACAGATGTACCGATTCGTATAGTCTGACCTTTAGTGTAGCGCGCATGGCGGTAGACTTTGATAGATCTCTTAAGTCTTCCAGCAGATGGGCCGCTTCCAATAGGAGCTTGGTTCTTTGCATGACGAGCCATACGTTTAGCTCTTTTATAGAGTTCTACACCCATTTCGCCTTTGGGGTTATTCAATACTCGATCTAATACTCTTGTATTGATCTGCATTTTTATGTTAGCCATTATGGCACCGCCAGCGTAAGCTCCATGCTGACAATCTGGAATCCACCCTCTGGCTCAAGTACATCAACATTAGCAATAACACCAAGTCCATAGCTTCCGTCATCCCACTGGTCAAACAAGTTTAGAGACATCATCAGAACCCAGGCGTCAATAGCCGAGATCTGCGAAGCTTCTTCAATTTTCTCTGCTGTAGGCGGACGACCGTTTACTCCAACAACAGGGACACCACGAGCAATGCTGATGGTTACTGTAGCAGTTCTAGGTTGGTTACAACGCATAGGTTCACTCACAGGAGCACCTGGAGGGCCTAGGTATAGAGAGTTTAGGGAAACTACAACCTGGTCGCAGTCTACAACTGGAGTCCCCATAGTCCAATAACGACGATTAGGCAGTGGAATATTGTATGACTGAAAAACGGTACATACTCTGTCGAGTACACCGCTCATCATGTCCCTCAGATTGAGGGCATCCTCATGGATGTCACTAATATCCACTGCCATCGCCATTTTGGTTATTCTCCGGCTTCTTCAGCAGCTGGCTCTTCAACAGCAGGAGCAGTCTCGACGACCTCTTCTACTACTGGAGCCTCTACTACAGCTTCGACCTTTTTAGGGGCAACCTTCGGAGCAGCAACCTTTTTAGGGGCTACAACCTCCTGCTTTGCACCACCAAGCATGTCTTCTGCACGGAAGTTTGTCTGAATTCCTGACACTACTTACCTATCTTTCCTAGTTGTACAACTTGATCTGGAGGTTACCAGTTTCAAGCTCCGATACGGTCTCAACACCTTCGACAGTCTTGACAGCGTATAGGGTCCATGTGCCTGGGTCAACCATTCCCAGGGTCTTGTATGCGTCATCATATGTGACACTGAAGGATACTGACTCAGCACCCTCATCGGTTGTTACGTAGCTAGACTCAATGTCCAAAGCTTTATTGCCAGAGTTGTTTCTAATAGTTAGAAGTGGGGTCCAACCAGCTTCGTCAAAGAAGATAGAAACATCCACACCTGTCTTACCTACCGAAGTCCATGAAGCAGCGGTGTTTCTAACAACGCTAATGTCAAAGTTTGCGTTGGCCGCTAGTGCAAGACCCTTCGGGGTATAACGGCGAGCGCGTGGCTGGTCAGGAGAGAATACTCGTGAGCGAGCGCGAGCTTTATCTGGGTTGACAGTCTTTAGGAAAAGGTCAACAGCATATAGACCAGTGCGAACATCATCGATGAAGTCCTGAGAGTCCAGAAGTGTGTAAGAAACGCCCTGACGAGAAATGGAGGTAACGCGCTGAGGCAGAGCGCAGTCCTCGTCGCCGGCCCAAAGTTTGGCAAACTCCATAGCAAGAGTGCGAGCAGCCATCTTTCCAGAAGCAGGGATAGTTGAGCCGTAAGTATAAGTGATCTCGACGTTACAAGGAGTCCAAGGAACACCAGCAGCGGCCTGTAGGGTGGAGTGATCCACCAGGTAGTAGCTGCTTGGATCGAGAATACGGCCGTCACGGGTACGGACAGTGTGAATCTTAGTAACCGGACGACCGCGCAACTTAATGCGGGACTCGGGAGAGAGGCCATCCGAAACCAACTCAGCGTATTCCTGGAAGTCGGTAATCGGAATATTGTAAACTTCACCGGCCATAAGAACGCCGTAGTAGTTTTTGGAAGAAGGACCCATCCGGTAGGCACGCTTAGCACAGACGTAACGCTCAGTTACAGTTACTTCGCCAGTATACTTGCGACCAGACATGGCCCAGAGTAGGAATGACGCAGTTTCGCAAGCTTCCTGAGCGAACTCAGTATTTGCATAGTTGCCCAGCTCACTTGGCTGGATCCAAAGTGCAGTTCCCATAAGTCTTTCTTCCTAGATATGAATCTGGCGGCGTGCTGGCATGTCTTGCATACCAAGGCACGCCGCCTTCATCAGCTTCTGCTATTAAGCAGATGGGTCTTCGTTAGAAGCGATAATACGGTCCACGGTGTTGTCAGCGTTGAAGTTGACGTTACCAGGAACGTTGTAAGCGGTACCCGAGGTTTGACCAGAGAAGTCAGTGACTGCAGTGTAGGCAGGTGTTTCGCTGGTAGCATTGATGATAGTGATTTTAGCGCCAGCAGGAGCAGCAGTTGAACTAACGTTAGCAGCAGTCTTAGCATAGGTGATAGTGTCAGCTGTGTGGTCAGTTACAATGACGTAGCTAGCTCCAACAGTGTTAAACGTGCTGTTGATACCTGAAACAAGGATCTGGTCACCAGTAACGATAGCGTTAGCTGCGCCATCGTGAGTTAGTGTAGCCTCGTTAGATGTTAGAGCAATGTCAGTAACTACGATTTCGTCAGTAGCTGAGCCATCAGTCCAGGTGTAGAAACCATTTAGACCAACTGGGGCCCACGTGGTACGTGCGTACGAGTAAGGACGCTCTGAAGCAACCGGGAACTCCCAGCGGCCGTCAGGACCCGAACCGAACTCAACGTTACCTAAACCATAGCCTTCGAAAGTGGTTGCAAGCATACCGTTCTCAATTACGCGGTCGCCCGACTGGCGGAGCTTAGCGTATGGGAATACCCAGTGGAAGTAAGGAAGAGTAGCGCTCTTCTTACCGTCCTTGATAGCGTGTGACCAAGCTTCGATAGCTACACCGTAACCAGCAGGGTCATCGCCAACAGCTGGAGCTGCCCAACCGATTGACTTGTTGTTCGGGGCTGCGTAGGTGCCTAGGTTCTTGCGAAGAAGTAGACCACCCGAGATTAGGTTGGTAAGTTCTGCATCTGGCTCACAGATAGCAAGTTCCATGGTGATACGCTTTAGAGTGTCTGGAGACTTATAGGTCACGCAAACAACGCCGTTAGCGTTCTTTTCTGTGATCTCATCGCCTTCTTCATACTCTGGGGTGAAAGATACACGCATGAAGGCGGAAGTTACGTAACTGTCGCCTGCAGTTGTGCTGAGGGAGCCGTCAGCGTTCAGGCGAGTGACGCGGATCGACACACCCTGGATGCTAGCAGCATATTCTTGAGTAGCCATTTAGCTATTCTCCTTAGGTTAGGCTGTTAGATCGACTCGAACAGCTAGGTGGATGGATGTATCGAAGTAGGCCGCAGCTGGGCGGATTGCTTTGATACGCATGTCATTCGCGTTACCCGACACATCATAAGCTTGGCTTAGACTGTCGTTTACGATATCAACATCTCCGAGGAATACTCGAACGGTGCCGGTAGCGTAAATCCATTTATTAGAGACGGTTGCCGTAGCATTCTCGTCACCATCTGGTCCAGTACCTGTATATCCGGACCCCACAACAACTGGAGTTCCACCCATAGTCTGTAGGTGGTCCTTGTCTTTGTTGTGGAAAAGCATTTGGCTGTTGCTAGAAAGCAAAGCAATAACGTCGCGAGTTGCGTGGATAATTCCCTGCTCACCAGCGTGGGAAGCCTCGGCAATACCCTGCTCAAGAATAGCTAGGGCACGCTTAGGTGACACAGCAGCACCGCCATTAAGGACGGTAACACCCGAGGAGGTAAGTGCACGGTTGGTGTGGCCTGCAGCCTTACGGATTGCACCGTCCCAAAGCTCCTGCTCAACAGCGCGCTGAGTGGCTGCGTCACACTGGCGCTTTAAGCGCTCTAGTCGGTCAATTCCTAGAAAAGCAAAAGTTGATCGGTCTTCTTGGACCTCGACGAAAAACGGCTTGATTTCGTCGTAGTAGTTTACGTTACCAGTTCCGGCAATAAGAGTTTCGTCGGCATTTGTGTCATCGACATTGTAGAGACCATATAGGTCAGTTTCCCATTCCTGAGAGAATCCACGGATCCAACGGTCCTCTTCAGCAGTCTGCTCATCTACTACAGCGAGTAGGCCGAACGCCGAGGGCACAATCTTCGGTGCTTCGATTACACCGTTCTTTGGAAGAGCCACTTCTGATCCTTAAATTTTAAAAGTCTATTTGATTTCGTATTGGGGGACCCGTTTCCGGGCCCCCCTCAACGATTACAGCGTTTCTAGCGAGGCTTAGAGCTCGATAGTAGCGGCAGCTGTACCACCAGTTGTGTCGCGAAGTGCTGCAGCAACACCGTTGATCGAGATGGTCGAGGTGATAGCGAGAGACTCGATACCTACCTTTGCGATACCTTCGAAGGTTTCGATGAACATCTTGTAGTCGTTTGTACCGACTAGTGTGCTGTCGCGGATGATACCCAAGTCAAGAGTTCCACCGTCTAGGAACAAGAATGTTCCTTCAGAGAATAGGAACCACTTGAAGCTGTCTGGGAACTCAAGAAGCGAGCTTGCACCCTGTGATCCGAAGACCGACGAAGGAGAAGTGCTGTTTGTGTTGTCCAAAACAGGGACTAGGGTAACGTTGCTGTGTGATAGGTAACCATCGATTTCCGACTTAGCAACCGAGATGGTTCCATCGCCAGGCATCGAAAGGGTTAGGTCAGCAGCCATTGCGTCGTATACCCAGAAAGGAACTACAGCCTGAAGCTGAGTGTTTGGGTCGATGCGGTGACGGCTGCGGTAAGCAACTGCAGCGCGGCGGATCTGGACTAGGAAGTCACGGCCAAAACCGATTAGGTTAGTGGTTGTAACAGCTGTCGAACCAGAGTTTAGAAGTGAAACTAGGTTCTCTTCTGCCTCACGAGCGTGCTGAACTAGAGCTAGCTCGTTGTGACGAGAGATTAGCTCTGGGTAAGCACGGGTCATTAGGTTACCGAACTGTAGCTGTAGGGTTACAGCGTCAGTCTGTGCAGTCTGCTCTGAAGCAGCGGTAACGGTCAACGAGGTCTTAGTCGAAGGACTAGGGGTCTCTGCTGAGTCGTTTGCCGAGGTCCAAATGCCAACAGCGTTAGCATAGGTACCAGCTGCAAAGCTAGGTGGGGTTACGAAGCGTACACCACCGCGGTCTGCCTGGAACTTCGGAAGTGCATCGCGAAGTGGGCGGACAGTGGTCGAGCCAATACCGAAGATGTCATACTTAACTTCGAACGGTGCAGCGTGACCACCAGAAGCAACAAGTGCCTCCTGGCCTACAACAGCATTGATCTTAGCCTGGTTCTCTTCAGGGTTGGTCGAGAGGGTGCGCTCCTCTGGGTACTGAGTTGTTAGAGATGCAACGATGTGCTGCTCTCCATCTCCTCCGTTGACACGACGAAGCGAGTGGATACGCTTTTCCATAGCCGAAGCTACTTCGTACATGTCGTTGATGGTGCTGCCAGCGGTGTAGCCAGGAATGTCGGCACCAGCGGTAATTGCTACCTTAGCTGGCTCCGAAACCTGGAGTACAGGCTGACGGTCAGCTGGGGCCTCGAAAGGCTGTTCTGCTGCGGCGGTCACGGGGGCCTGCTCTTCCTGCTCTACTACTAGAGCGTTATCGGTTTCAATTGTTTCTGCTTCTGCCGAGAACTCTGTCTCAACTTCAGCTTCGGTCTCAACGACCTCCTCCGAAACCACGGTGGCTTCTTCGGTTTCAACAGAAAGCTCTACAGCCTCTGTTGGGGTTGCTTCTACAACAGCTTCGTCAGCAACTGGCTCTTCAGCCACAGCTTCCTCAACTACAGTTTCAGCAGCGATTTCTTCTTCGTTCGAGAACTCAGAACCTTCGATCGCAGTAGTAGACGCGTCAGCAGACTCGGTGGTGGAATAAGACTTCATGTCTTTCTTCTTCTTTTCCTCGTCCTCTTCTGCAGGAGTCTCTCCGACTTCCTCTTCAGGAGCTTCAGGCATTTCGCCTGGCTCTTCTGCAGGGGCTTCGGTTGGCTCTTCTGTAGGAATTTCTTCCTCCATGCCATCCTCCTGGACATCCTCGCCCTTTACACGCATTGCAGCTTCAGCAGCTCGAGATGTGAGCTCCTGCATAGCTGCCTCGCGGCGCTGAACTTCACCTTTGACGGTGTCCAGCATATCGGCTAGGGTTGTCATAGCGTCAACTGACTCGACAGAAGTATCCTGGGACTCGTACGATTCAAATTCGCCTACGATAGCTTCCTGTAGAGCTGCGACTTGTTCGTCGTTCAGCTCAGACAGGCTATCAACCTGCGACTTGATCTGGTCCACTGATCCTCCTAAGGACAGTTGAGTGGGAGTACTTCTCCCACCGCTTGGGTCAAGGTAAAGGGACTACATGCACGGTCGCATGAAGGCACTCCACCTATAAACAATTGTACATTGTTTTTGTTTTGTTGATTTTAGGTAAGTAGGCGCAGCATTCGAGCCATCTGCGAAGAGATGTCCGATTGGCTATACAAGTCGCTTCCGGACATAAAGCCCTTAAGTTCCTGCGTAGCCTCAGCTGCGTCGTCTTTACCTATTTTCTTCTCCACTCTTTCGACCATATTAGTCATAAGGTCTTTAAGAGCTGGAGGAAGATCTGAGAACCGCACCTTTTGAGCCTGGTTGGTAAATGGCAGCGGTAGGTTAGAGATTACTTTGCCAAGCTCTGCAGCTGTGCTTCGTACGTTCTCCAATGAAATTTTATTTAATGATCCCTCGTCTAGACGGTCTAGAATATTTAGAAGTTCATTACCAGCCTTAGCTGCATCAGAGTAGTCACCGAGACCGGTGATGTTCTCTACTTCTTTGATCTTCTCTACTACGTCCTGTAGGCCAGAGTCTCCTAGATCCTGACTCAATCGAGCTAGAACCTGACGGAAACGACCTTCTATGTCGCGCGGCTGATTCTTTCCTGGAGTGAACTTGTAATCGCGGAATGCTGGAGCGTCAACTTCGCCGTCCTTCATTGTCTCGTCGACTACATCTTCAACTACAGGGGCATCCTCAACCGCCGAAGGTTTTCCCAGGGCCTCCTGAGCAGCGGCAACACGAGCCTTAAGGCTCTCGGCGCTAGCAGTAACGGCATCTGTTGCTGCCGTCTTCCACTCTTCAGGAATTAGGTGACGAACGTTTAGACCACGAGCACGCTTTTCAATGTGCTTGCGAACCTTTGCGCGGTCAGACTCTTTTGAACGGCCATAAGATTGGATAGCATTCTTCAGGTCTTCAACGTTACGAATTGGATAAGAGCCGTCTGGAAGAGCTTCGCCCTTTTCAGCCAACTTCATACGCTCGTCACGAGAAATTAGCCCAAACTCTGACTTCACCTCATCTACCTTAGCTTTCAATGAAGCAACACGAGCCTGTAGCTCTTCGGTAGGTGTGGTGATCTTCTCTAGTTTTTCAATGCGAGCTTGCATCTCAGCTACAGGGTCAGCCTTAAGTTTAGCTAGGGTTGCGGCACCTGCTGCAACTAGAGCCATAACGGCACCCGAGGCAACGCGGGCACGAGCAATTGGGAACCCAGGAACGTTTACCTGACATACAGCAACGAGCTCAAGCCCACCGCGGATTGGACGCCAGTCACCTGAAGGAGCCGAAGCACGAAGTGCACGGATCTGCTCTGGCTGAGCTGCTGGGCGTAGTGCACCAGAAACCCAGATGCCGTAGGCATCCTCGCCTGCGTGAACATCAGCGATTGCCGAGCCAGTGTCATCGTAGTGCTTAACTGCTTCCATGGCAGAAGCTTCTAGCGAAGCGTGTCCACCAGCAAGAGTTAGCTGACCTACTGGGACATCTGAGCCGTCATCTGTACGGCAAACACCAGTGTGGAAATAAGCATAGTTGCTACGACTACGAGGTGGCTTCGTACCATAAGCGAGACCAATGTGGTTAGTGTCCCATGACGCAATGTGACCATAGACACGGCCATCATCATCGACAGTCAGCGGGGTAGCTTTCTTTAGTCGTGGGTTATCGAACCACTCGCGTGGTGGGACGACAGGGATAGCGCCGGCAACCATACCGCAGGCAACTAGTGCCTCGGCATCTGCAGCGTCTACGTCGTCTACATAGATTCCATCAGGAATCATAGTGCCCTCCTGGGTAGTCGGTAAGCCATTCTCTATTAGCGTGATAGAACATTCTTGGAAAGCGGGCTTAGGTACTATTGTAGCAGCCATTACGCGTGCTTTATTTATAGTAATTTTCTTCTTTCCTACGTGCTTATCGTCTTTTTCAGAGTTTTCTGGACTTACGTCTTCTTTTTCTTCTGTTGCTTCAAACTGATCCATATCAGCTGAAATACCACGGATAAATCCGTTACGGACTAGACGCTCAGCCTCTCGGCCATACGCTCCAGTGTCAAACACACCATACGCATGCCCGAGGCCATCTTCAACACGCTCAATAGTGTCAATACGACCTACAACCACAGATCCATCATGTCCATCAGCAGTTTTGATCTGCCATAGAAGTGGGAGCGGTAGGTCTCTCCAAGTGATAGAGCCCTTCTTAAACTTACGGCCGTCACCAGACTCCATACCCTCTGGAATAAGTAGAGGGATATAGAATTTGGCCCCGTTCTCAGGTAATCCGGTAGCTACAATACCAAAACGTTCGCGGGCATCGTCGGCCTTAGCTGAAATAAAAGCGTTGTCAATGGTCTGTGCAGTAGAGTTAATATACTCGGTACTAAACAAGCCACGCGATCCACCCTTCTTACGGCCGTAAACTTGGCGGTGACGCTTGTCACCAGTCCAGACACCATTCATCTCCTTGTGACGGAGAGCACAGTATCCCTTTGAGCGAGGGCCCATGTACTTAGATAGGTTCTTAACACAGCGAGACCAGTCTCCACCCATACCCCAGCGGATCTTAGCAGCGCCTTTACCGACGGTCCAATACTTGCGGAGTTTCTCCGCTTGACCCCTGTTGCGGTCTAAGCCACCAGCGGCGACCATAGAAAAAACTGCTTTGAGATTCGTGTCAAAATCGTTATTTTTATCCACAACCTCGAAGAATGCATCGCCGTAAGTGTCGATGATTTCTTGCTGAGGACCCCACAAAACCATTAGTAGGTGGTCAACACTAAACACCCCAGAAGCGGTGACCGTAGCGTCATCAACCTGGAGTAGAACTTCATTTAGAGTTTTGCTATCTAGAGGGATAACTGGAGGAGGGGTCGCGGACTTTAGGTCGTTGATTGTCGCCTCGTCGCGTACCCACCTACCCTTGTCACGCTTGTACGCCATAGGCGAGTTTGAGGTAGAGCTGGTTGGAACAATTGAGATTAAATCCAATACAGCACGCGGATCATCCTCTGCAACAACTGCAAAATATAGTGGCTTTACATCTGAAGTCTCTGGAGTAAGTTTTTTAGACTTCACTGCCTCTGACTTCGGGGCAGCTGGTGCCGCTACAATCGGGCTAGCCCATTCGCTATTTGGCTGATCGTCCTTACGACGTTTTACATTTAAACGCCAACGCTTCAGTAGCGGGTGGTTATATACTTCTTCGTCGTCAGGCTCTTCTTTTTCTTCAGGTTTTTCCTCTTCAGAGCCGGCAGCAGCTAGAGGCTTAAAAGATGAACGCTGCTCCTGTACCCAGGCTGGCCAGTTGTAGAGAACGTCGTGCAGGTCGTCCTTTGTCATTGCTGGCAGGGTTCCATCAAGCTGAGCGTAAGGCTGGTCGATTGGAGTTCGAGGCTCACCAAGAATACCGGAAACATCTAGAGGCTGGTCAAAATCAGTTAGAGGTAGGGAGTCTTCAATCTGACCACCCTGACTTCCAACAGCATTCTGCTGAGCTGGCGCACCCGACTTGCTACCCTGCGGAGCAAACTTTCCGCCCCTGCCTCGCCTCTGGGACGTAGCATTCTGTGAACGCTCCTGAGGGCTGTAGACATTGTCGGTTGGGTTTACACCAGCAGCAGTCATCGTATAGTCGATAAACTTCCAGTCAAGATCATTTGCCGCAAACATAGTTAGAGCAGCCTCTTCAGCGTCAATTTCTGCAACAGAGATGTAGCGGTCTGGGTTCTGGTGCTGCTTGGCGGCAACGATAATAGCCGAGTCTGGGTCAATAGGAACGTGTGATTTTTCAACTAGGTCATAAGGATCATCTAGTGCTTTGTCATAGACATAGACGTCACCCTGAATACTGCCTAGGTCATCCCAGCAGCCATCGTCCCAAACGTAAATAGATCCATCTAGATCAACCTTATATAGTCGGTCGATACCAGAGCCGTCCATACGAACACGGACTAGAAACTCTGGAGCTGAAGCATAGTCTAAGGTCATAGCCTTATTAAAGGACTCTAGGTCCGGCCCAACTACTGAAGCAGTTCTAGGTTTTTTATCTTCACGCTCAACAATAGCCTGAGCCCAACGCCATGCAACATCGCCGCCCCAGAGTGCCCAAGCAATGCGACCATTACTAGGGAAGTTGTCTTGGCCAGGTGCCCAGCCTTTACCCTTTTTATCAACTTCGTGACGAGGGAAATACTTAGCAATGTGGCGAACTTTCTCAATACCAATCTGACCACCACGGGCAAGAGTACGAGCAGTGTTCATACCAACCGGTGTTCCACCGCGCTTGTGCTCTTTATGCCACTCTAGCGCTTTTTCGGCCTCCGCCTTTGCACCCTTAGGGATGGTATAGAGTCTACTAGCTGCAGCAACAGTAACTACATTGATGTTTAGATCTACTAGAGATGCGCTAGCTAGTTCTAGGCTTACAGCACTAACTTCCGAAGAGCTCTCATTCCAATCGTCAGATGCAGATAGTTCAGAGATGGTGCCAGACTTCACAACTAGGTTGTGGGTAGTGTCAATTACTACGGCCTTCTCACCTAGCGCGAAGAGCGCAAGGGATCCAGAGTTTCCTAAGTACATAGGGTCTTTTTCTGAATCACTCATCTATAAGTTCCTCCGACGGAGCATAAAAAACAGAGGCATATGATTTAATAGCCGTGAGTCTATTGTATCAGTATTAGTGTCGCTGTTATTTTGCTAGTCATACTTCAAAGTGTATGGGATACCACTCTTAGTTAGCAGATCCAATGCAGCCTGACGCTCCGATGGGTCACGGAAGTTATCCATACGGATCTCAATAGGGGTGGCTACAGCTGGAGTTTCGTCTCCAGGCTCTTCGATACCGAACCAAGAGTTCATCAGTTTAGCGATTTCTTCCTTGTAGCGGCCAGCACTGTTTGGGTTCTCGCGCATTAGACGTAGCTTGTTTTTGATAGCAGTAGCTTGGTAGTCCGTAAGGTTTTGGCCGTTTGGACCAGTAAGCTCTCCACCATCTAGTGCAGAAGATAGATCTGCCTCAGAGACATATCCCTTCAGCGGGTCAAACTTCTTTACAGCAGAGCTTTCAGATGCTTGGTCTGCAGCCGTCTGAGCGTCAACCTCTTTGAAGAAGTCTGTAACGCTAGGCTCGATGCGGATAAAGTCATCTCTCTTAAGTTTTCTAGTCAAGTAGAGACCATCTGAGCTACGTAGTCGGCTAAGTGCCACGTAGACTTGTCCGGCAGCAAAAGGACTATTCTTAGAAAGAATGTCTCCGTTAGGAGAGTACTTAACCTCGTAGTCGACTACAGCCGAGTCCATGGTAGCTCCCTGAGACTTGTGGGTAGTCATAGCCCATCCTGGCATCAAAGGGATCTGAGTATAAGTAGATAGTACTTCCTGAGTAGGCTTCTCGACGATAGTCTTCTCATCTTCAATCTTGGTAGATACTCCGTACTCTACATCTTCCCATGTAGCAGGTACTACTCGGTGTTCCTTATCTCCAACCTTCACGTAGATAGCGATAGGAGTTTTACCGTCTTCACCTTCAGCATAGTCGAATCTTGTGATGATTCCTTGACTACCATTTACCCAGCGAGACTCGTCTGGGAGGTTACCTCCAGCAGCCTTACGCTGCTGCACATCATCATTCTTGATGAACATGACAGGCTCACCAATCTTGTATTCCATTTCCTCTTTAGGTAAGCCACCGTTTCGAACAAACTGCTTAGTGTCAGAGCCTTCTGGAGCGTCAATAACAGCAGTAAACTTAACCGCTTCACCCTCTAGCTCAGCAAACTTCTTCTTATTGATTTCATCTGCAGCGGCATTTGTAGATACAAGGTGGACAGGTTCAGCCTTATTAGCTTCCTCAGCATCACGCTTTCGGTTTCTTTCGCTAATCTCCCATAGCTTTTCCATGTCTTCCTGAGTAACATCAGCAAATCGAGCCCTCTCCCTCAGGAACTGCTCGAACCAGGCGTCATCAGCTGCGCTCTGACGCATAGACTCAGTTAGGTTATGTACTTCGAATGCAGAAGATGCCCACACGTTAGAGCTCAGGAAGTAGTCATCGGCATAAGTTTCTTGGAAACGCTGACGAGGTTCCTGGTTCTCAGGGCTAGAGTCAATTCCTACAGGAGGAAGCTGCGCCAAGTCTCCGAGCATAACGATCTTAGCTCCGCCGAAAGGCTCAGACATGTTGCCCTTGGCAAGTCTAAGCATTCGATCCATGGCATCCATCAGGTCTGCCCTGACCATCGATACTTCATCAATAAAGATAGTGTCAGCTGCACGTAGGGCAGCCATAGACTTACGACCCTTGCCAGTTGACATGTTTTTAGCATAAGTATCGGATGGGCTGAAGTCAGTTAGCGGGCCAACTGGAATCTTAAAGGCAGAGTGAATTGTAACTCCTTCGGCCTGAAGCGCTGCCTTTCCAGTAGGGGCAATAGTCATAGTTTTTCTATTTTTAGCCTTCTCGCGCTTGTCAATCTCTTTCTTAATGGTGGTCTTACCGGTACCAGCACCACCAGTAATGAAGAATAGGCCACCCTCGCTGCTGACTACAGAGTCAATAGCTGACTTCTGCTGGGCATTGAATGAGATGCCAGGCTTGCCATCTTCTGGAGCTATCTCTGGAGTATCCTCTTCACCCTCAGATGGCTGCTCGCCATCCCTATCAATCTCAAAACCAGTGGCTGATTCTTCTACAGATGGCTGGTACCCAGAAATCTTAGAGGTATTAAAGCCCTTAGGTACTACAAGGCCAGTGATGCTTTCATCCTTAGAGATCCTCTTGTTGAGGACGTCTGCTCGGATCTCATCTAGAACAGCCTCGGTGGCGTCTGCATTTAGCGTAGGTAGTGAAGACAGGATATCAAATGCGCGCTGCGAATCTACCGCACCATCTTCAGAAAGAAGACGCTCTACTTCTAGGATCTGGCTTTGGGTAGGAGGGTTCTTAGATACCTTTGTCTTTGTGACAGGAGATGCAAACTCTTCTACGGATAGCCCGGCATCAGCCTTACTGCGGGCACGCTTCATCTCTAGAAGCTGCTCAAATGAACGGCCTCCAGCCTCACCCTGACCAACCGAAGGCGCTGCAGGGGCAGCTGGGGCGGATTGCTGAGCAGGAGCCTGTGTAGTAGGCTCGCCGGTAACAGGGGCCTTAACTGCAACACCGCGAATCTTTGCTCGTCTAACAACATCGTGGTTTCTAAGCGTACGCTCAAGCTCTAGCGCACCACTCTGAGTAATAAACTTACCGTGAACTAGCGTCTGGATAGCCTTGTACTTATCTTCTGATAGATAGCCCCACTTAAGCAACGTAGCAGACAGGGTATTAATCGAGTCCCAGGTGGCGTTAGATATCTGCATATCTGGGGCATGCTCCATAGCAGGTTCACCGTCAGGGACCTGCTGCTGGTTCTGAATCGGTAGAAGTTGGGTTACAGGAGATTCAATCTGGTCATAGGTAGGGTTTCCATCTTCATCGTACCCAGTTAGAACATCAAGTCTAACTACACCAGGGGACACAAACTTAGAGATTCTACCCTTGATACCAGTCTCAGTTTGGACAAAATACATGGTGTCATTAATGAGAATAGGCTGATCGCTAAGCTTCATAAATGAGTCAGTGACATTTTCGAAATCAGCAGGGTCGCGTAGCTCATCAATGTAGGATCTAACATCGTTGTACGAGCCATCAGCCGAAGCATTTCCAACCCTGGAGTAGCGAATGTTGCCATTGTTAAAGTTGGTCGAGATTCTAATTCTATCTAGATTGTCTAGGTTACCCTCAAACTCTCGAACGATAATCTTTCCAGTGAATACAACTTCTTCTACACCATCCGCATTTACCTGAGTAGTGAAGTCCTGTCCGTATACCTGGTAAATCTTGTTAGTCTTCTTATCCATAACGTACTCACCTGGAGCAAGTTTCTCAAAGATATTGTTAGGGTCTGGATCGAACTTCGCAGAGCGGTTTCGGTCAGATGACTTACCGCGGCCGGACCAAACGACAACATTAGAAGACATTTCTTCAACAATGCTAGGGTCAGATAGGTCTTCTCCGTTGACTAGGTCTTTTTTGTTGAATACGAAGTATGGGTGCACCTCATCTGCACCTTCTGGAAGAGGTAGACCGCCATCGCGCTCTAGTTTCTTTACCTGAGCGTTCTTTTGTGCAGGAGGGACATCCATCACGAAGACCCTAGTAGGGACATGGGATACTCCGGCATCTAGCGAAGCCTGGACGCGGTGGTTTCCGTCGGCTACATAGGCCTCACCGGTGCGAGGGTTATAGACAACACTTACTGGTTGGTCGAATCCATCGCCACCCTGAAGGTCCTCTACCTTACTCGCAACGCTCTCTGGGTCTTTAGGCTCATTGCCACGCATCGAACTAAGGGTTTCAGCTGAAACATATCCAACTGTAGAGTGGTAGACACCGAGACCGCCACCTTGTCTAGAGGTGTAGTCCTGCAAGTTAGGGTGGTAGAACTCTCCATAGTTCTCTCCAGCATAGTGAATCGCTTCAGACTCTAGGGTTTCCGCTGATGTATCGATCTCTTTAGGTGGCTCACGGTCGGAGATTAGGTTAATAGCGTGACGGTTATGGCGAGCAACGTGAGAAGCATCGTCAAATGCACGTGGAGTAGACACGTAGGACTGCTCAGACTTATCAACCGACTGAGCCCAGGCAGATACGTCCGGAGTAGAGTTACCCTTGTGTAGAACCTTCTTAGTTGTATTGCTTCTAGTAAACGACAGGAGGGATGTGGCGATACCTTTGCGACGGAAGTCGCCATCAATAGATACGTGGTCAAGGATCTGGCCAGTCTTCTCTTTATCAGAGATGGTGATCATCTTACCAACAGATGCCTCGATAAGGGTATCTAGATCGGCACTAGCAAGATCGAAGTCAGCGTTATCTGGGCTAAGAGCTACTGCAGCTGTGTATGTGCGGCCATCTGCTTTAGTCGAAGAGATGTATACAAGTGGGTACGAAACGCCATTAGGGTCGGTGTAGCGTCCAGTAGTCATTTCATTCTTGAACGGGCCCTCAGACTCTGGTAAGAATAGTGGAGACACTGGCGCTGTCCAGCTACGGAAGCTCTGCTCATTGGTGTCAATATCATCACCAATGGTGCCTACATTGAATCTAGAGTTATTTCTAGCATAGGCAAAGAACATAGAGTCATAGATTCGCTTCAGAGCCGTCATTGCTGAGGTCATAATGTCGAAGTCATCGGCACTCTTGGTGTCTTGGTATATCGACTCTAGCTTGTCAATGTAGTCGCTGTAGTCGCTAACCATCTCTTTACGGCTATCGCTTAGTGGACGTCCGTATGGGTCCAGGCCGTTTCGGTAGAACTCTCTACGTCGGCCGTACTCTAGGTTAATGTTTTTAGGGCCGATGCCTTCACAGACATTCGGGAAGTTTAGTCGTTGTCCACCGGAAGATGATTCTTCAACCTGAGGGATTGGTCTGACATTCTTAATAATCGGCTCAACATTGGATCCGGCATACTTAGCGAAGAACTGAATAAACTGATCAAGTGGAGACCCCTTAGTAGGGAGCATGCGACCTTCAACGATTTGGAAGAAGGCAGCTGTAAAGAACTCAGAGAAGCTTTCACCATCCGAACCCTCTCCGATCTCAGAGATAGGGTGGACAAGCTTTCCGTCAGAAGTCTGAACTCTCTGGACCACGCTCTGCACAAACTCTTCAAATCTTGCGCTGTCTTGCTGGCGGTGCCCAAGAACCACTTTGGCCCAGTTGTGGGCATATTCGTGAACTAGGGTACGCTTCAGCATGTTCTGAGCGTCAGTTCCACCCTTGTCATAGTGGTACCCGTCTACTACAGACTTAGGGGACACAGACACCTGAGAAGGGTCAACAACAATATGACCAATACCTCTATCAGTTGCATCGAGAAGTGAGTATCCGTGGATCTCTTCATCGGTACCCTGAGTGGTAGCAAACATTCTTGCAACAGAGAAGGTTCCGCGCTTGGCTAGAGTTACGACCTGAGAAATGCCGCCAGCAACATTGAAGTCCTCAAGGTCACGCATTTGATCGATAGTCTGTTGGATGGCTTCTGGAGAAGCATCCCCACTCTTATAGCGGATATAGGAGTTAGTACCTTCAACCTTAAGAACTTCGTAGCGTCGAGTATCTCTGTTAGCCTTCTCGATTTCCTTCTTAAACTGGATACGCGCTTGCACCTCAGATATAGGGTTGCGTGCATTAGGGCTTACCTGACGCCAGAACTCGTTAAAGGCTTTTTCATTGTTAGGGTCAGGAATGTAACCAGCCTCTTGGTCACTGCCACGTAGTGCCTCAGAGGAGCCTTCGAAAGCATCCAGGTCAGCACCAGAAAGCTTAGTAGCTCCATCAAACTCTGGCTTGGTGTTCTCTGGTGGCATCTCTCGTCGCTGAGGTTTTTTAATACCTAGTTTGTTTAGGAAGGATGGCTTAATAGCAGCCTTACGACCCTTGATAGATTCCATAAACTTGGTGAACTCTGGGATGGCTGGCTCGGTGCCCTCCATTCGGCTATACTCCATGTCAAAGAACATTTCAGCAAACTTCTCAGCTGTGTTAGTTTCACCGTATTCCGTGACCCTAGTTTTCTTGAACCGGCGTTGGAACTCTTTGGCTAGGTCAGCTTCTTCCTCTTCAGTAAAGTTAGATCCAAGTAATGCTGCATGAACTAGGTGTCCGTACTCGTGGACAATGGTGGCTAGGTGCGAAAGAACCTGGTTGTCAGACCTACCCTCTCTAGGGTCTGATTCATAGCCCTTTAGGATTCCTTCAGACAGAACCATGTGAGCGCCCTGCTCGTCAACGTAGGCGTATCCAGCAGTGCCTTGTTTTCCAACTAGATTGTCTACATCTGCCTGAGGTAGGTAGGACACTCGAATAGGTGTCTCCCCTAGAGAGAATCGGCCCTGTAGTATATCTAGAGCATTAGAGACAACAGATAAGTCTCGCTCGTTAAGCAGGCCCTCCCTCGCTGAGATTGTGGCATTGCCAATAGAGAATGCTTCATTTGAAGGAAGTGATAAAGTCTTCTCATATAGTTTAGAAAAATAGTTGAAGTATTGCTCGACCTTAGGGTCAGTCATACTAGATGCCCAGATCTCAGCGATACTCTTGTCAGGGTATTGCTTCTTCAGGAACTTTTTGAACTCATAGTCAAAGTGCGAGTGCTGAACCTTAAGGTCGGCTGGACGCTTACCTAGGTTGCGTAGTCCTGCTGGTAGTGGCTGGGACTTCAGTCTTTCTAGTGACTCGACATTCTTAAGTACCTGACTTAGGCTAATCTCTCTTCTTTGGATAGAAGGCTTAGTACTAGGCTTAGGTAGAGGGTTGGCTTGAATGAAAGTGCTAATAAACTTAGCGGCCTCACCGCGAGTCATCTCTTTAATCTGCTCGAATAGGGCGTTTTGGTGGTCGCGGGAGAGACCTAGGTCGTCTAGGTATTCGCCAAAGCCCTCTTTACGAACCGCGCCATGCTGCTTAGCAGTAGATGGGTTGCGTGGGTCAATAGTCTTTAGGAACTTAGCCATACGCTCTTGGTAGCGCTTTCTCATGGCGTCCCGGTTCATTAGGTCGCTAGTTCCGTCTGGATCCGCTGCAGCTGCTCGGTCCATAGTGGCAGAAGCAAGTTTCCAAGCATCCTCGGCGTCACCATCGGCTGAGTGCCAACGTGTAGTTCCAAACCCTAGGAACTCGGCCACATAACCGAGGCTGGAGGTAGGTACAAACTTATTCTTAGCCTTGTCAAATCTCTTAGGGCCTTCGGTTCCTTCGTACTCGTTGTACTTAGGTAGGAACTCTTCAGATAGGTCTTTAGAGTCAATAGTTCCAGTGATGTGGAAGCCGCGGACCCCAGCCTTATCAAACATACGCTGAAGAACCTGAAGGTCGAACGGAACGTTCTGACCACCAATAATTGGGTCACGGCCCATGAAGTCCATAATCTGCTGAACGGCTTCGGTGATCGACATCTGCTCAGATAGCCACTCATTAGTGACCTTTTCAGTTAGAGGCTTACCATCAGGACCTAGGATTGGGTTTCCTTCGTCATCAAGTGAATCCCTGACTAGGTTTTCAGCCGACCATTTGCCTAGCTGAACACCGTTCTCGATGCCTGGGTTGATGTAGATGTTTAGACGATCTAGAACCTCACCATCCTGTGTATTTACAATACCAACCTGCACAACATCGTTGTTAGTTGGGTCCCCGTCAAAACCAGAGATTCCAGTAGTTTCAGTGTCAAACCAAGAAACCTTAAGGCTCTTAAGGATGTCCCTGGCCTCAGACTTGGTCTTACCCTCGAGCATGCGGGCAACGCGGCCAGTGAAAGCACCAGGGGTAGGTTGACGTACACTCCAGTCACTTCCAGGCTCGAAGGCGTCTGTGGTTGGGTCCATTAGCTGGACTCCTAGATCCTCGCCAATACCCTTAGTGTTCTCAGAGGCTAGCTCTTCTACATCTTTGTTGTCAAACTTGCGGTCTTTTTCGTCGATGTAGTACTTAGGGTCGTACTTTTTGCCGCCATACTCTTCCTCAACTCGATTGAAGTTCTCTAGAGCATCGAAAATGCGAATAAATGCTTCGCGCTCTTCATCGGAAACGTCTGAAAGATTTACCTTTTTAGGCTTACGAGGACCAGCTGGCTTACGCTTAGGTTTTGTAGGTTCAGCAGTTTCTGTCTCTGGGTCATCTAGAACAGTAGACCCTGGCTCAGCATCAATAGCTTCACCCTGCTCCACTGCAATCTGAGGCTCTTCTATGACCTCGACCTCGACCTCAGTATCAGCTTCAGTACCGGTCTCAGTCCTAGAAGTATCTGCATCCTCGCCACCAACTACATCTTCAGTAGTTCTAGATGTGGTTGTTGCAGCAGGCTCTTCTTCAGTTGGGTAAGTCTCGACAGTGTGCGACTTCTTGTATGAGGACACATCTTCTCGACCATCGTCAAAACGAATAGTAAGAACGATGCGACCGGCACGATCAGGGTCTTCGTAGACACCAACAACGGTGGCCATAGATTCGGTCTCTTCGTCGTATAGTCGATCTCCAACGTTAAGTTCAGAGATCTTCTTTGCAACACCGCCCTCTGGACGCTCTTGGCCAGTGGTAACTGCCTGGTCGCCTTCGGTTCCAGTTGCACCCTCTGTATTGGTGGATTTTTCAGCCTTGGCTTCATTGTAGTATTGAGCGGCTAGATCGGATAACTCTTTGAGGGCACCGTCTCGCATCTCTCGGTAAGCATCTTCATGGCCAGCAAGTTTTAGTTGCCCGCCCCACTTCATAAGATTCTTAGCGGTCTCATTGTCTAATGTGCCGCCATAAACATTAAGGACTTCTTCTAGGTCTGCCTCAGGGTGCTTTTCTAGGTAGTTTAGGATATTGCTCTTTAGAACATTAGACCTAATATCGTTACCATCTTTGTCCGTACCGTGAGACGCGACCTGGCTGCTTATAAGCTCGTTCTTCAGTCTACCTAGAAGCTCTTTTAGATCCTCTGGAGAGATTGTCTTATTCTTGAGCGACTCTCTAGCCCAGTCCCAGTAAGCGTTGTTGTTCTGCTCTGCAGTAGGGAAGTGTGTAGCTGGGTCAAAGAACTCTGGCTTAGATACAGATTGTACTTCTACAATAGGCTCTTCAACCTTGGTTGTGGCCGGAGCGGTAGTGATTGGGGTACCATCTAGGTTTACAGTCGGCTTATAGGTAGCAAGTCTCTGGGCGATTTCCTTAGGGGAGCGGTCTAGGTCAAAGAGTAGATTAGTCCCGACAGCTCGGTTCTCGCGCTTGGCAAGGATATCGTCAACAGGCATTCCCTTACGGATACGGCTGATAAGTTCAGCGTTGTCAAGGGTATTTATGATCTTAGACATGACGTCTTTAGCATTCGCAGAAGTTGCGGATGCCATTGCTTCTTTTATCTTATCCTGCTGCTCAGGGGTTAGTAGGTCTAGACGTCGGTTAACGCTATCAATCTGGCCAGGCGTAAATACAGACTTGGCAGGGGCAGTAGTGGTAGGTGCCTTGGCGTTAGCAACTGCAGCCTTAAGCATCTCAATAGCCTGGTCTGCAGCCTCTTTATTCATGCCATCTAGTGCTGACCTAACAATCTTGGCAGTAAAGTTGGTCTCGTCGTTAATCTGAGCGAGGAGGTCGTCAATAGTCTTGCGCTGCTCATCGGTAGGCTTGTCTTCTTCCTGAGCGGTCTCAGTGCCTGCCTCTACCTCGGTACCTGTCTCGGTCTCGGTTTTGGTCTCAGTCTCGGTCTTTGTTTCAGTACCAGTCTTAGAAGTGTCTGCGTCCTCACCGCCATCCAGCTCTACAGTAGTCTTGGTAGTTGTGGCAGGAGCAGATCCTCCAAGAATATCGCTAACAGCCTTTAGAACAGCAGCGCGGTCTTCATCCTTGTTAGAGTCCACCTTGGTTGAAACACTTCCAGGGCGGTCAAGCGGAGTAGTTCCGTCAACACTGTACATAGCCTCAACAACAAGGTCAACCTGCTCCTCGGTTAGGCCAGAAATCTTTACAGTACCATTCTCATCGATCTCGTAGGATGCAGTGTCTGTGATACTACCCTTGGTGCTCTTAGATCCAGAGAAGGTTGTTCCCGCTTCTTCAGACGACGCTACCTTTTCCTTAGCCATGTGTCCGCGCAGACTGTCTAGGAACTGCTGAGCTAGGTCTTTCTTAGAATCCTTGATCGGGGTGAAATCTACGATCCAACCGTTCTTCACACCTTCAGGGAACTCGATGTCTGATTTATCACTGCGGTTAAAGTAGCTAACAGCCTTACCGTTACCAGATCGGTCAATCTCGCCGCGTACAGTGGTTTTGATTAAGTCTTTAGATCGGCTATTGGCGTTTACTCGACCGCCGTGAATAAGGAGCTTACCGTCAGGAAGAACTGTATAGTTGATTCCCTTAACCACCTCGCCAGAGTCTCCTGGGTTGGTCGACATAGGGGTGGTAGGTATTACTTCTGGGGCCTTAGTCTTTACCTCTCCAGTTGTAGTGCCTTCAGCAGCTTCAGTAGTGGCTGGCTTCTTTTTTGCTGTGGCAGCTGGAGCTGGCGCGGTCGGGGCAACCTTGAGCTGATCCTTGCGGTTTGCCTTCTTAGTTTTGCCGTCAGCCCCTGTTTCAGCACGCTGAGGGATACCTTCAGTGCCATCAACTTCTACAGTCTGAAGTCCGCCATCAGCAAGTTGGACTGTCACCTTGTAGCGCTTGCGAGTGTCGTTATTATCTACTGGCGGTAGGGGTTCCGCAGATACAAAAAGTACTTCCTGAAAAGCATCTTTTTTACCAGTAACGAGAACGTCGCCAGGCTTAAGCTCCGAGATAAAACTCTTAAGGACTGTAGGTGGGGCCTTCTTTTTTTCTTCTGTGACTGCCTCAGCCGCAGGGGTATCTAGCTGGTCATCAGGAGCAAACTCTTCTTCAAAGGTGGTACCGTCTTCAGCCTTGAACTCGATCTTGTGACCGACAATCTCGCCACCAGTCTTCTGATTACTCTTCTTAGAGACAGTATAGGTCTCACCGTTAATTACAACAGAGTCGCCCTTTTTAACGTCAGAGGCAGGAACTTTGCCAGGCTTTGCTTTTTTAGTAGCAGCAGGGGCAGCTGGAGCAGCTGGAGCCTCTTCTTGACCAAGCTCAACATCATCTTTCATGTTGATAAGCTTGCCGTCTTCTTCTCCACCACCAGGTGTTTCGAAGGTGACGTAGCGGTCTCCGCCACCAGCAGGCTCGATAGACTTGATAGTGCGGTTTTCATCCCAAGCTCGGATAACGTCTCCGACCTGTAGGTCTTTACCCTTTACAGTCTTTTTAGGGGTCGCTGACTCTTCAACTTCAGGGGCTGCCCATACAGTGGTCTCAGCCTCAGGGTCTGCACTAGGGATCTGCGAGATCTGATTGTTCTCCCACTTAACCCATGGGCTAAAGTTTCCATCCTTGTCTAGGACAGACACAACCTCACCATAGCGCTTGTTGCCCTCGTCGTAGAGAAGGTCACCTTCTTTTAGGTCTTTTAGCTTTTTAGCAGACTGACCGCGGTCTTTAGCAATTTTCTTTAGGTTCTTAGGCTTGTCTGCCTCAATGTTGGCGTCCTCTAGGTCCTGAGGAGTGATTGGGTCAATGCGAGTCTTGGATAGGTCGACGATACCTTCTTTTTGAACAGGCACATCGCGGCCCAGACTACGTAGGTACTCGTCGCTAAGGACACCCTTAACGGAGTCAATGTTGGCTACGTTTACGTGGTAGACACCAGGCTCTACACCATCGTCGTTTCCTTCAACTAGGAAGCGGCCATAGCCCTGACCAAGCGGAGAAGGGCCAATATACTTACCTTTATAGCTGCGGGTTTTTCCATCTTTACCTTTACCATTGAATAGGTTGAGGCCACCCATCTCGATGAACCAACCACCGCGCTCTCCTCCCGGATCGCGCAGCTGCATGTCAGCCCAATAACCCCACTCTTTGCCGTTCTTTAGAGCGGAGGCAACGATAGGCTCTTCTGGGTCTTTATAAAACTCTAGGTTAAACGTCATACTTGGCGCGCAACTCCTTAAACTTCTCTGGGTTGCGGTCACACCAATCTTGGAACCATGCAAAATCTTCAGGGCCGTAGGTCCAAAGGTTCTTAGCTGGGTCATCACCAGTACGCTCGCGGTAAGCTAGGCGAGCTTCCTCTAGTCCGGTCTCTTCGTAGAACTGGCGAAGCTCTTCATCGGTAAGGTCTTTGATCTGGAACTTCAAGTCTTTGCCGCCACCTGAAGTGGTAACGTGCATGTCTACTTGATATTCTTCGTAGTTGTCTTCCATAGTTCTATTCAACGTCCTCATCGCTACCTACAATTTTATTGTATTTTTCAGAGTCGTTATTTTTTAACCACTCGATGTAGTATTCGACGTCTTCGGATGTGTGCTCAGAGACAGGCTTATATGGGTCCATGCCAGTACGCTTTTTAACCTCGTCGCGTGCTTCTTTAGATCCAGATGCAGCAAGCGTGTTTAGCTTTTTGTCATCTAGAGTGGAGACTTCAATCTCAACGAGGCTTCCGCCCTCAGGGGTGTCAACAAAGATTTTCATACTGGTCCTTATAGAAACGTAACACCTTGATAATACCCCGTTAATTAGCAGTTGTCAAATTAACGGGGTAACTATCGCGATTGATTAGTCTTTTACAAGTATACCAATAAACCTGAGGGGCTAGATGTTGTACTTAGCATTCCGCTTAGGGTCATACATTCTAACCTCTGCAAACAGCTCACCCATGTTTTCGCCAAGCTGAGGGCCAAAGCGCTGGACTAGCTGAGTCTGTAGTTCAGTGTCATGGACATTCATCAGGATTGCAATGATAGTGTCGCGGATATCGCTAAGCTCTCTACCGCTAGACAGAAGTCTTTCAATCAAAACTTCAGCCATTGGGCGCTTGTTATCCATCAGAGTCTTAAGACCGTTTTCGTTATCCTTTGAGTAGATGTCAGAAGGATCTAGTCCAGATTCGTCAGAGACAATGTAAGGCGTAACATCAAAGTAGGACTGGGTCAGCATCATATACGCTTTTCCAGCTGCCTTGATTCCAGCGTCATCTGGGTCAAAAGCAAACACTACGCTCTTGTTTTCCTTGTCGCCAACAATCTGGTTGAATAGGTCCATGTGGCCCTCGCCAAATGCAGTTCCCGAGGCAGCAATAGCATTATTGATACCGGCCGCGTGCATTGCTAGAACGTCAAACTGACCTTCAACAACTACCATCTCACCTGACTCAGCGATTGCATCCTTAGCCTGGTCTAGACCAAACAAAGTGCTCGACTTCTGGAAGATCGGGGTACCCTTGGTTCTCATGTAGCGGATTGATTCTTCAGGGTCAATCGAGCGTCCAACGAAACCAACTACTTGGCCCTTGTCGTTGCTAACAGGGAAGACTAGTCTATTGCGCAAGGCATCGAATAGTCGTCCGTTGTTTTCACTTCTGTTGACTAGTCCCGAGGCTAGAATCTCTTCTTCAGAGAATCCCTTGCGACGTAGGTGCTGATATAGGTCAGCCCAGTTCTTCGAAGAATATCCAACCTTGAAGGTTTCGGCATTAGCAGCACCGAATCCACGAGATACAACGTACTTCTTTGCCTCAGTGGCACCTGGGTCGTCGAAGTTCATCAAGCGATCGCTGTAGAATTTAGCAGCCTCTTCAACAATGTTGTAGAGCTTCTCTTCCATTTCTGGAGAGATACCCTCTACAGGAGAGGATGACTCTTCAACCTGGTCCGAAACATAAGGAGCAAAGTCCAGCTTCTCGTCGTGCTTCAGCTTACGATACAGATGGTCCTTCATCTTCCCTAGCGAGTCCAGCATTACCCGGTTGAGGTAGATAGGTGGAGTAGTACCATAGACAAAGCTCTGGTCAGTTCCAGTGATATCGCTCTTGTTCTTCACAATGCGGCGAGCATCCATCAGATCACCCATGTCGAGTTTAGCCATCTTATCTGCATTTAGCTTAGCCAGTAGACGCTCGGCAATGCGGTAGTCTTCCTCATCGTCGCGCTCCAACATGTCTGGGTTATCAAGTAGGGCCTTTAGGTCCTCTTGTAGTCCGCCGATAGTTTCTTCAATGTTGGTGTCAGCGTAGCCCTTGAAGTCTCCAGTTCGGTCTTCAGGGACGATCTTTAAGATGTCTTTGGCAGTTGCAATAGCCATCTTCAGACCTTCAACCTTTCGGTCAAACTCTTCCTGGTAGTTAGGAGAGCTTGGACGCTTTCTGGATGAAGATTCTTCAACGTTATCAGCGTTCTCAATATCTGAGATCTTCTGATTTACATCCTCTAGCTTCTTCTCGGTGGCCTTGCTAGGCTCCTTACCCTGACTCTTAGCGGTAGCAATCTTGCTAACGAGCTCGCGCCTTTCTTCCTTTAGTTTGGCTAGTTCAGCGTTGTCACGGGAACGAGGCTGAAGTGGCAGGTTCTGGTCTCTAGGAGACTCTTCCACTGGCTCTTCTTTATCCCAGTCCGTGCGAGGCTGTAGGCCTGAAACGTCTTCACCAGTCGGGCGGTTCTTGATAGCTTCAATCTCCTCTGGAGTCTTGAACTCTACGTTCTCCTCGACTGCGCCGAATCCCATAGCTAGTCGCTTTTGGATATCGTCAACAGCAGCCTTGAGCTCTTCAGGGCTGTGGTTTTTTATCCAGCTCAGGCTTCCCAGATCCAGCTGAGCGCGAGGTCGAGTGGTAGCGACATACATCAAACGGATTTCTTCCATAAGATTGAAGTCTGGCCCACGCTTGCGGAACAGATCCAACAGCTCATTCTGCTTCTCAGCGTCTCCGCCTGGAAGGAATGGTGTTAGGTCTAGCCAGTCGTCTAGAATCTTAACGTTATCGGCTTCAAGACCCTTTGAGGTGTGTCCAGTCATAACGCGGAACATGGCGTCCTCGCCTCGGAGACCCTTGACAAGGTCTTGCAGCTGGTCGCGACCATCATCGTATAGGTTGATTTCCCATTCAAATGAGCCGTATCGTCCGGTAGCCTGATCCTTACTAGGGTTCCAGAATCCGTAGTCCTCAAGAACCTTGCGGTTGTTGTAGACACCGCTAATAGCTGTCTTACGGGCACTGAATCCAGCAGATGGGTCATCCCTAATAATGATCTTGTCACCGGTGATCTCGTAGTCAAGTCCGCCACCGAGAGACCCAATTGACTCTAGTTCAGCTGGTAGGTGGAACTCGTGGTTAACTACTCGTAGGTTAGGAATAACATTATTCAGCAGGTCAGACATTGCTGGACCAATCTTCATTTTGTTCTTACTAGCGTGGCGTCGGATTGCATTCCAAATCTGCTGGATAGACTGGTCGCCCTTACCTTCAGATAGAAGCTCGTACATCGTCTCCCAGTTTAGACCTAGCAATGCTCCAGGAATCATAGGACGCTTAGGTGGAAGCAGAGGAGTAGCATTTGGATCGTTCTTGCGTGCCTCGGCATTAGCGTAGTTGATGTAGTCTACTCGCTGTAGGTATGTCATGGCTTTAAGCATGTTTAAAAGTTCTTGCTTAAAGTTAAGAGTGGTAGCGATTCGACCATTCTCGAACTGCTCCTGAACAGCGATTGCTTCTCTCAAAATAGCAGCGGTTCCACGAGAAAGAGCTAGGTCCACTCGGTCAAGCGGCATATTGTCAACAATCTTGCTGCCACCGCCATCTTTACCGACAAGTCTTAGCGGCTCGCCAAGCATCTCTAGTAGCTTGTTGGCAGCAGCATCTAGCACTTCCTGACCAGTTCGGTAGCTCTTGGTTAGTGGAAGGGTTAGGTCTCGGTCCACAATACCAAGGGCATCCTCAGCTCCACGGAATCCAAAGATAGCCTGGTTGGTGTCACCAACAAGGATCATCTTAATGCCGTTCTTGTGCAGCTTGTACTGGTCCTGGATTACCTGTCGGAACACAGGGTTAATGTCCTGGGCCTCATCTAGAAGGAGGAAGTCAGGGACACTCTTAAGGCCGTGGATGCTCTTTCCAGATCCATCTACCTCGGTAAGGTTCGGACGAGTAAGTGCCCAGTTCTTGAATAGGTGGTTGAAGTTAACCACCATCTGGCGTCGCTCTGGGTCGTGCTCAGAGGTAATGTCATCCCACATCATCTGAACAAGGCGTACAAATGGTCGGTAGTCCTCGCCGTTCTGAGGCATCTCCTTCTCAGTCATCTGAGAAGCAATAGCGTCGATAGTGCTTGAATCGATTTTCATAGAGTCAGATAGAACCCAGGCTCTTAGGGCTGCAGACGCAATGCCAGCTACACGCTCGCGAGGTACATCCTTGCCTGTAGACAGGGTAACATCCTTTACACCAAAGAGATCAGCGATATCTGCTTCTCTAAAGAAGTTAACTGGAGTGTTGTGAGGCTCGTTCTGTAGAGCTAGAGCATCCATCTTCCCGCGTAGCTGGGTGTTTGCGCTAGCCATAACGCTAATCGAGTCAGATGTTCTAGACTCGGTGTTGTCTGGCATTTTCTCCAAAGCTTCCATCTGGTTTTCTTTGTTGAATACCGCGTATAGAATCTTCATAGCAGGGTTAAGCTTCATAATAGTGTCGGCTGCAAGACGTAGGTTAGTAGTTTTACCAACACCAGCAAGAGCCTTAACTACAATAAACATCTCGTTCGAGATACCACCAATGATGTTTTTACCTTCAGGGGTAGGTGCTAGGTCAAGATCCTTCATTGCTTTTTCAAGCTCTTTGCTGAACTTAATGTCCTCGACTTTTTTAGCGTCCTTTGGTTTCTTAGGTGCAGCCATTTCCTCAATTTGAGGAGCAGCGTGCTCACCTGCTTCAACCTGAATATCGTTGTTAGCAGCGTGCTGTCTGAACTGGTTCAGAGAGGTAGTGAGACGCATGATAACGTCTCCAGCCGACTTCTTGTCATAGAGGTGGCCTTCAGCAGCGCGCTGGAAAGGTAGAGCTGTAGCCTTGTCCATAATCCCAGCAGAAACTACTTCTTCAACTAGGTTGATGATTCGAGCCTCTTGCTTGTCAGATGCTTTTCCTTCTGGAGCATTTGTAGGAACTACTTCTAGGCTGCTGGCAGGGAACTGGGCCGCATAGCCTGCAGAGCCAGCGTAGATGTTTCCACCCTTGTCGCCAGATAGACTTAGTACGTATCCGTAACCGCCAGGTAGGTCTGGGTGCTTAACCTGCATACCATAGTCTAGGTAGACTCCGTTGGCAGCTAGGAAGTCGCGGGTAGCGTTTACTAGGAACTCTGGTAGAACCTTCTCCACCATGCGAAGTCCGTCAGCCAAGACAGAGGCAGCAGGGAAGTCGACTAGAACGTGGTTTCCAACAATACCCATAGAGATACCGGCGCGACCAGTTGAGTTGTCGTGGACGTAAGAGCCAGCAGGCAGATCCCTTAGCGGGTTAGTTGCAGGGATATTTACTTCGCCCTTTGGCTGCTCCTGGCCAGATGTGATTCCGGACTGAATGTTGTTAATCATAGAGGTGATGAGAGAGTTAATCTGCTCAGGGCCCATACCTTCAAGAGATAGGATATCTCCAACACGGCTCAGGATGTAATCACTGGAGCTCTGCTTGTAGGCAGTCTCTGCGGCAAGGTAAGAATCGTAGTTCCAACCGTTATCAGACTCGTCGTAGTTGAAGTCGCGTCCACCTACAGCAAGACCTCTAGAGGCTCGGTCAAGCATCTTCTGGAATACCTCAACAGTCGAGCTAACGTCAGCGTCAGCTTCGTGACGACCGTTATTGGATAGACCGAAGTAAGTTACAAGAGCTTCAAGGGAGAAGGACTTGGTCTGCTCGCCTCGGGCATTGATCTTGAAAGGGGCGTCAGGGTTGTCAGGGGTCCACTCAGGCATAATGTAGCGAGCGAAACCAAGAGTATCAATCATGCCTGAAGGCTCTAGAGGGTCTAGACCGGCTTCGGCAATAGTGCGGTTGATAACTTCCATGTCGAACAGGGTTGAGTTGTGTCCAGCAATAATAGCACCCTGAGGGATAAACTCCTTAAGCTGAGCCATAGCGTCTCGCTTGGTAGGGAAGCTCGATAGGAACTCCTGGGTGACACGTCCGCCCTTACCATCTCCAACACTCTTTAGGGTGTAAGAGCTGATCTTCGACTGAGGGTTGATGTAGGTGCTGAAAGAATCTACAGCCTGTAGGCCAGAAATCTTGGTAACAGCAATCTGGATAGGGTCGTTCTTGATTTCAAAGTCGTCAAGATCGGTTAGACCAGTTGTTTCGAGGTCAAGAACATAGATGTCGTTGTTCTTTAGGAACTGAATAACATCGTTGTAGTTGTTCATACCGCGAAGTGGGTCAAGACCCTCGCCAGCAAATGTTGGTGGGTAGAAGAACTTCATAGAAGGCTTTCTACTGGCCGAAGACTCTTCAACCTCATTTAGAGTGGTTGGAGTAGCCGGAGCAGATCCGCCCTGCTGGTATAGACCAACGAGAGAGCCAACAATGTTCTGAGCACGAGCTAGGATTTCTAGGGTCTCTGGAGACTTGTTCTTCAAAGTTCCTAGTGGGCTAGATGATCCGTCACCAGGAAGAATAGCAATCGCTAGGTCAGATAGACGCTTGTCTACTTCCTTCTTGGTTAGTACGTTGGTACGCTTCAAGTTTAGAACAGAGCGTAGGTCTGTAAGACCCTCGATAGCACCGCGAAGAATCTTAGCAGCATCTGCCTTTACAGCAGTTCCAGGGCTAGACTCTAGTAGGTCAGCAAGCTGAGCTGCAGCACCTGAGATGGCGTTACGAGTACGCTTCAGGTCAGCGCGAAGAACTTCACGCTGTAGGAAGTCGTCAAGGTCATTCGCCTCAAGGGTGGACTCGTACTGTCTGATCTTAAGGACAGAGTTCAGGCCCTTTAGCGCGTTAAGCATGGCGCTGCTAGGGGCAGAGTCAGTCTTAGTTGCTCCGTACAGGTCAAGCTGAGCGTTGATCTGGTCTTCGGTGCTTCCTAGCCAAACTCCTGGCTTAGATGGAACGTAGTTCTCTGGGATAGATACAGTGGATTTAGCAGGAACGCGTAGTCCCTCGATCTCGTAGCCATTCTCGATGCTTCGAGCTAGAACTGCATCATCGTACTTGTCTTCTAGGTCCTTGTAAGGAAGTAGGTACTTTGCCGCAAGGTCTTTACCAAGCATGGTAGGAGCGTTCTTGGTGATCTCGTTCCAAGCGTCCTCGCCAATAAGACCCTTGATACGTGAACGCTCTAGGGAGCGTAGCATACGTGGAGTAGGTCCACCATCTTCTTTAGAGATAGTGGTGTGCAGCATATTAGGCTGGAACTGAGTCTTGTATGGTAGCTGCTGGAACTCTTTGATGTAGCTCTGAATCAGAGGATACGGCATGGTGCGGTGCTCTGCAATAAGGGTGTCTAGGTCCTTCTTAGCTGCAGGGTCAGAGAAGTCCTTGTTCTCGATTAGAGATTCAAGCATAACTAGCTGCATAGGCTTAGGAGCAGCCTGGTCAGCAGTTAGGTCTGTTGCAAGATACTTAGGGGTAGCCGAAGTTAGGTTTCGTGCAGCAGCAGTCTCTTCTGCAGTCTTTGCGCGACCCTGTAGTTTCTCGTAGTCAGGAACAAAAGGAATGAGTTCAGTGATTAGAGCATTGATCTCGTCGTGGTCAGCCATGTAGCGACCCTTTAGCTTCTCTTCTAGTTCAGCTGGAACGCCCTGAGACATATCCATCATGGTGTTAACTAGGTTGCGAGTAGCGGTGCTGGCAAGCTTCTTGTTGGTCTCTTTTAGGTTATTAAGAGTTTTGATGAACTGGTCAAACTCTTTGTAGCCATAAACCGAAGGTCGGTTAAGCATGTCATCAAACAACTTAACCATGTCCTCAGAGACGTCCTTAGAGCTGAAGGCAGAAGTAAGGGCATAAACTAGCGGGTAGAAGTCGGTGCCATCTGCGTTCAATCCCTTAGGGAATGGAGGGAACTTGTGACGTGCAGCATTTACTGGACGTAGGTTAGGGATACTTGCAGAGTCTGCAGTGGTGCTTCCACGCTCCCAGGTTACTGGAGCAACAATAGGCTTACGCTCTCCCTGAAGGTTCTCTCTAGGGTTAACGTTCTTCTCTGGGAAGGTGTTTACTAGTGCAATCTGCTGGAGAAGGTCTGCTTGACCCATACCCTTGTAGCTCTCTAGAAGAAGCTTCTTGGTCTCTTCTGGAACATCTCGGTTTAGAAGAGCGGTACGCATGCGCTGACGTTCGTAAGGCTGAGCAGCCTTTACGTATCCTCCGGCACGGTTAGGAGACTTGTTCATGTTGATAAGAAGAGTCATAGCGTTAGCAAAGTTGAATCCCTGCCAGTCCGACGCCATTTCATCCCAAGCGTCAATCATAGCGTCTGGAATATCTCGGTTACTTACTGTGATAAGTAGGTTCTTCTTCTGCTGATCAGAGATAGGTGCGTTAGCGTCAGAACGCTTAGCAATGTTTGTGTCTGGCTCAATGTACTTGGTACGCTCAGGGTCGAGGTTCTCGACGTCAAGCTTGGTAGGAGATGCCATCTCCTCAACCTGGTCAGCAGAGTCGATAGCGTCAGATACACCGTTCCAGTCGAAGCTTACTCCACCAACAGCGGAGCCGTCCTTAGTGCTGTAGGTAGCGAAAGCATCGCTAACGGTGGCACCTGTAGGTAGTAGGTCTTCTTGTCCCGACGCAGGGTCGTAGGAGTAGACATAGTCTGCGGCAACATCTGTAGGCCCAAACTTAGTTACGTAGTTACCATCAACAGATGTGAAAGTGTTGTCACCATTGTCTACCCAGCCATCTGGCACGTTCGCCACAGCGTCGTATGCAGGCAAGTTTGGAACTAGCTCGTCCATGCTCTCTGGTGCAGCTGGTGCAGCCTCTGGAGCCGCTTTAGGCTTCTTGGTAGAGCTTTCCTCAACGGCGATTGGCTCGTTCTCAGCATCCGGGTGGTTGTCATCTTCATCAGATGCAAACTTCTGTAGAGTGGCCCAGTCCTGTGCGTAGCCAACAACTTCTGGCTGGCCGCGCTTGGTGGAGATAAGCTCGTAGACTGGCTTGTCTGGGTTTAGAGTGTCGGTACCCTGGTCGCTCGATACAAGAGCGCCAAACTTGTTCTGAGCTTCAGCGATACGCTTACCTAGCTCTTCGTCAGGCTTGTTGTATAGGTTAGCAACATAGCCGTCACCAGTAGCAAAGAAACGGTCAGCCTTAGCCTTGTTGTCAAGGTTGGTGTTGTCGTTTGAGCCCTTAGTTGCAAACCAGCTAGTAGGAAGCTCTTTACGAGTTAGAGAAGATAGGTCAATGGCATTTAGGTTGTCGCCAGTGATGCGGATACGCTTAGATACGGCGTGCTCTGGAAGAATAGCCTTGAATGAGTGACCGGCAGCTGCAGGAATGGTGTAGATACCATCGCGGATGCCCTCAACGCCACTAACTTCGATGTCGATGCCGTTAGGGTCGTTTTCTGGGATACCGGCAACCTTACCAACAACCGAGAAGACACGGCCGCGGTGGTCTTTGACGTAGAAGCGGTAACCGCCACCCATCTCAGCGAACTGACCTTCGTCATCACGACGCTGCTTCTTAGCACGCATCGAACGGTGCCACCAGCTGTTCTTACCGGCGTATGGGTCACCAAAAGCAAGTAGAGGCTGGATTAGTAGGTCAGCAGGGACCTGACCCTCTTCTAGGCTCTCTAGGCGGGATAGGTGGTAGGCGTAGTCAACCGAAAGTGGGTTGCTTCCGTAAACAGATGCAACAATAGCGCGAACGTTCTCGTCGGTGATACGAGCGTCAGCTGCAATCCACTCGGCGCGAAGCATACGCTGAGCCGAAGCGGTCATAACTGCAGACTCGTTTGAGTTTGGGTGGCTAGCAGGAAGTAGGTCAGCGTGCTTAGCAACAATGTCAGAGATTGCACCTTCAGTGGCAAACGTAATGAAGTTGGTTACTTCACGAAGTGCGGCAAAGTAGCGGACGTCTGGCTCAAGGTCGGTGCTTGACTCTAGTGCACGCTCAGCAACCTGGAAAAGAGTGTCCTCTTCAACCATACGGATAGCAGGGATCTCAGCGCGACGTGACTCAATGATGTCAACGATAGCGTGGCGGATTCCCCCTTCGTTCTCGAAGTTGCTGTCAAATTGATCGATTAGCTTGCTCACGCTTACCAGTCTTCCTGTTCTTGCTTCGGAAGTAGATCCGAATCTTCGCTGTTGTATAGGTCTATAGCCAGTCTAGCCGCTCTGTCAAAAGCTGACTCGTTGTTAGCCACTCCGCGACGCCATGCAGCGCGGAAAACTGGAATAGATTCATATCCTAGTCCTGAATACTCTGCCATTGCAACTAAGGCTTGCTCTGGAGATTCATACATGCTCTCTTCACTGAGTTCAATGTAAAGTTCACGGTCTGCAAAGGCAGACGCAGTTAGGGTTTTGCTGCTGTTGGTGCTCTTAGGGTGGCCTTCAGGCAGTAGGTCGTTGTCGGTGGTGTACTTAGCGTTGGCAGGCTTGCCAGCCTTAACTAGGTGTAGGTAAGCGTTAACTCGACCCATTGCCCACGAGTTACGGTTCTGGTCTGGGCGGTGGCTAGAAGAGAAAGCACCTGCGCCACGGCGGTAAACTGCCTTGAGCATAGAAAGGGTAACTTTCTTGTCATCAGCTGACACGCTCTCGTTGTGGGAGGAGACTTTTTCCTTTAGGGATTCCTCCACTGCCTTCGAGAACGTAACCTTGCGTCCGGTGGCTGCCGAACCCTTCTTGTTTTTGTCAGAGCCTTTGATCTGGTCTTTCTTTGGGGCTGGCTTTGAGCCAGCTGTTGCGGTAACTGCGCCATCAGGCAAAACTGCTAGGCGGCATAGGCCACCATCTTCAACTGCGGCTTCAATAATCGAGCAGCCGTTAGGTGCATTGAAGAAAACGCAGTTTCCGCACTTAACGCCAATAGCAGCGTGGTCTTCGTTCTCCGAAGCCGGAGTGTAGCCAACCCAAACGCCAGTATTGTCGTCATTAAACTTGCCATGCTCTTTGACGATCTCTAGAAGAGCGTCGGCTAGGTCCTGTTCCTCCGGAACAAGGTGACCAGCTGCGCTAAGAGCCTTACGGATCTTTCTAGGGTCGATTAGCTCTGCCGGAGCACCTGCTCCGCCAGAGGCCTCAAGCATTTCAAGCATCATTGATTCAGGGGTAGGCTGAAGTTCTGGTAGTGACATATCGTTATCGTTGTCAACTACTTCTAGAAGAACTTCAGCCTTAGATTTTCCCATATCGGTTGGGAGGCTCTGGATCTGCATGGAGTCAGCACCAATGGTGGTTCCAAGCTTCCAGTTCCACTTAGAGTGTGCGTCCATACGCTCAGCGGCCCAGTTGGCAATGCCCTGGTCGTTGATCGCGGTGGCTAGCTCAAAGATGTCGGTAACGCAGTTAAGAAGAACAATGTTTGCCTCGTAGAGGTTCGCTGTCATCTCAAGTGGGTTGCCAGCGGCTGGCTTAGAGTCTAGGCAAGCTAGGGCTAGGAACTCCTGGAGCGAGTGTGGGGCGTCATAGCCAAGAATACGGATGTATTCTGCTACGCGGTCCTCAACGCTGGTCCAGTCTTCGTAGACCTCGCCAAAGAAGTCGTGGAACTGAGTAAACTCTGGTCCCTTGACGTTCCAGTGATAGCCGTGAGCCATGTACTGAGCAACAATCGTTGTTCCAAGGTGTTTAGCTAGAGCTTGCGCCAAGCCTTCCTTGCTGTAGTTGTCTGGTCCTTCTGGATTCATAATTTATTTTCCTTACTGGGGGATTTCGGATTCGGTGGTAGTTGGTTCCGCTAGCTGGATCGGTGACTCTTCAGCTAGAGGTGCTGGAGCCGGAGCTCCTTCGGTAGGAGCTGCAGGAGCTTCAGCAGGAGCTCCCTCACCTGCAGGGGCGGCCGGAGCCTGTCCCTGAAGCATTTGGGTCAGATCATCAGGCATAGGGCCTACTGAGGTACCCTGCTGGGCCTGACGTGCAGCGTCAATAATGTCTGGAGCAACAGCTGCAAGCATCGCTTCGCTGAGTTCAGGCGTAATCATACCCTTCTCAAGCAAAATGCGTAGTCCAAGCTCTGTTGGGCTAGGTGCATCTGCCTCCGAGAAGCCGTGAGCACGTCTCCAGGTCTGGAAAGACACTGCCATACGGTCGAAACCGTTGTCTGCGTCCATCGCACGGTCATTTCGGGTCGCAACTGCGCTTGGGTCGTACCAAATTACGATTCGGTCGACGTCCGCTGCGCTATAGCCATTCGCAATTAGGTAAGGACGAAGGTAAACAACGGTCAAAGCATCTGCAATGAGCAACATTAGAGGTTCAATGTGTGCTTTGTAGAGTGCTTCGTCGATTTGAAGGGCGTTTGAGTACTTAACATTGGCCAAACCGGTAACAATGTCCTTCGGAACGTCCAAACCTTGCAAAATTCGCTCCAAAACACGGTCTGCACGCTGTGCAAGTGCTGGGTCGAAGCTTCTTTCGAACTTAAATTGCTTAATTTTGTCGCCAAGCTCGGCTGGACCACGAATTACAAGCGGAACAACAGCTGAAGCGCTGTCTTCGTCGCGAATTGGGGTGGTCATAGCGTCAATTAGCTGATCTTCGAACTCATCTTGCAATTCTTCCGGTGTTGGGTCGGAATATAGGCCATCTTCGTCCTCATAAGGGTAATTTGGGTCCGGAGTGGACGCTACAGACAGTCCATCAGGCAAATATAGGGCTCCAGCGTTGAGGCGAGAGCGTGCGGTGGCACGGAATGTGCGGTTTAGGAGCAAAAGCTCGGCACACATGTCTAGTAGACCGCGTAGGCTCGAGTCAGCTTCGTCCGAGTAGCGTGGGTGAGCACGCCAAATACGTCCAACGAACGCATTTTTAGGTAGACGAAGGGCTCCACGAGCGTTTCCGTTCATGGTTGAGGTGCCAGCCTGGTATTCTCGACGTCCGGCAATAATGTAGTTGCCCTTTGCGTCGATGGTTAGCTCGTCAACAGAGCGGATGTCCCATGATTCCTGGGTTCCAGTACCTGGAAGGGTAGGCATCTGAACTAGGTAGCATTCACCGGTGGTGAGAAGGTTCAGGGCTGCATCGCGTAGAAGACCTGCCTGGCCTCCGTATGCGCTGTCTAGACGAATCAGGGCGCGTTCTGCAGCCTGAGCTAGGTCTGGGTCAAGGTTCGCAACTTGGCGAACTGGCTTCGGGGCCTCTGAAGGGTCCTGAATAATTGCGGCATAAAGACGGATGCGAGATACAACTGAGGCAACTAGGTTGAAGGCGTACTTGACTTCACCAATCGCGTCGTAGTATTCCCAGGCTTCGGTCTGCCAGCTAGAAGATTGTGCAATACGACGGTTCTTGAAGCGGTCTGCTTCGCCCTTGTCGTTTAGGTTTACCTGAACAGCCGCCGCAACAAGCGGGCGGATGATGGAGTAGGCGGCGGCGGTGGCGCGGCCCTGTTCGCTCAAGAATACTGAGTCAGATGGAAGTGCTGCAGCTGGCGTAGGGATAGCTGACGCACGCAGCGGTTGAGAGTTAGCGGCTCTCTGGTTACGGCTAAAAACGCCCAAAATCGGCTCCTGTCATTTATAACGGAACGTGGCTACTAATCAACCCGTGCGGTTATTATTCCTGCAACTGCCGAAAGGGCTAGCGGCAATGTGAATACTACCGCCGTTGCTGTATCTATTGTATACCAGATTGTTAGGAGTGATCCAAACCAAATCGACTGGCACCATACGCACGTGAAGAGGTAACCCGTTAGGGTCTCTGGTCCCTTGCGCTTCCAAATGAAGTTACGCAGTGGCTCAAAGATTGTGTCTATAACTAGCAAACGTGCCAAACGGTACGTAGCTAGGGATAGAAGAATAAAGTGGAAGGGGTCGACGTTGTTAAGCACTCGGGTCCTTCATGGAGTTTAGGGTGCGATATGGGTTCCAGCCTCGCAGTGAGGATCCGCAGCCGCAGTTGGTGTCTTTCTTAAAGGCGATGGTTTTGCCGGACTTGGCAACAACGTAAGTATCTAGGTCTACTTTGCCGGACTTCACAAAAGACTCGTACGGCTCTTTGAACATAATCTGGGGGCCGCCAGGACCGTCCTGTGCAACAACGATTTCGGTGTCGGTAATAATAACGCGGGTCTTCTGTAGGTAGTAGGCGTCGGCAGACGGAGGCGAGGATGACATACTCTGGACGTCGGTATGGACACCCGGAGCCGCAATAACAAAGTGCGCTGGGAATACGTCATAAAGAATCTGCATGTGGTTAGTCTAACTTATCTTTGAGGGGGTGTGCTAAGGCTTGGATACGGCGGGCAATGGCGCGGTGGGTAACGTTGGCAGCGCGAGCAATGTCGGCAATAGAGACGTCGTTAGCGCGGAGTTCGGAGACTATGTTGTCCATCTCCTGGTTAGCCTGGGCGTAGGGGTGGCCGGCGGGCATGCGGTGGCGGAAGAGTCTGGCCTGGGGGGCTAGTTGAGCTAGACGTTCTTGGGTGTGGGGAGGGAC